GACGGCGGTGCAAATCCGCCCACCTCCACCAAAAGTATATTGACGAACCGAGTTATCGGTAGCAAACACACATTATAGTTGTGGCAATATACTTCTGATGGGGGTGAATAGTTTCGACATGGCAATAAGTATAACAATGGAGAATCGCCAGAGTAGGCGTAATAACTAAAAAATTAAACGCAAACGATAATAAGTTCGCATTAGCAGCCTAAAAACTGCTTAGGGTTTTGATAGGTTTCCTCGTAACAGAATAACCTATCACCAATTTATAATGATGATAAAGTGAAAAGTTATGCCTCTTGTTTTACAACCTATTCAGGAGATTAAACAGGCTTCTGAACCTGCAATTACTAAAATAGAAAATTCATCTATTGATTTGGCAGGTTCTATTTGGATCATATTATTATTTTTAATCCTCTGTATTTTCCGCAAACCAATTTTTGAAGTGTGTCTAGTGTTATTTAAAATGGCGCTATTGGTTTCTTTTGCTTATCTAACATATACATTTGTGAGTTGAAATGAAAGTCTATTTAAGTAATTATCGTAATCATTGGTTATCACCTTATGTGATTCTCAAAAAGATTTGCTTTTGGGAAAAAGATGAGGATCGAATCTACAACCTAAAAGAAGAACCAAACAATCCTTATATCAAGTGGGTTAATTTTTTAAATCCTATTTGTGGAGCGTGGCAGAAATTCTTAGACTTTATTCATCCAAGATTTAACTATGTAAAGATTGACCAATGGGATACATGGTCAATGGATCACACCTTGGCTTACATCATTCATCCTATGTTGATTCAGTTAAAAGAAACCAAACATGGTGCACCTTTTACTGATGATGAAGATGTTCCAAGATATTTGCGTAGTACAATGGCACAGCCTAAAGAGTATGAGTGGGACACCGACAGTTTACATTTTATGCGTTGGGATTGGATTCTAGATGAAATGATTTGGGCATTTGAACAGGAATTAAAAGATGATGATGAGCATCAATTCTTTGACGATTCAGAATGTGGTGACGAAAAGTTTCCATGGAATGAGAATGGCCAATATGTAAGTAAATTGAAACTAGATAAAGAAGGTTTAGAGGCACACCAGAAGCGTAAGGCAAATGGTTTTAGATTATTTGGTAGATATTATCAGAATTTGTGGGACTAGACTTTAAATTAACTAAATAGATTATCAGCATCACACACCAAGCTGATAATACACATAAACACACAGGAGAATTACTATGTCAAACATGACACCTTTTGAAATACGACTCGAGCTTTTAAAAATGGCGAGAGATATGCTTTCTGATGATTATTTCGGTAAGCGTGAAGCAATATCAAATCAATGGTCGACAGATTGTGAAACGGCCAAAATCAAAGGTGAGGAACCACCGAAGCATCCAGGTTACCCACCATTCCCCTCCGAACAAGAAGTTATTAACAAAGCAGCGACTTTGAATAATTTCGTTTCTAACATAACCACAGATACAAAACCAACAAAAAAATCTGTTTGATGAGGATTTAGACGGCCGGATTTTCTCGGCCGTTTAACACACACAAAGGAGAAATTTTGAAAAAAACTATCATTTTATTTACAATGATACTGGTTGCAAGTATAACAGTAACAACCGTAGCTTCAGTAAACAATTTGCGGTCTATGCCATATAAAGCAAATTACAATATTATGAGCTCAGACGCCAAAAAGCAAATTGAGTGTCTAGCTGAAAACATTTACTTTGAAGCTGGACATGAACCAGAAGTAGGTAAAGTTGCCGTGGCATTTGTCACTATCAATCGTGTTAAAAGCGGTAGATTCGAAGATGACATTTGTGGGGTGGTCAAACAAAAAATTCAGAACATTTGCCAGTTTTCTTGGTGGTGTGAAGAACGACCAAAGGCAATATCTACTAACAAGGTCTTGACAAACACAAACAATCCGTTATATAATAGTATTCGTGAACTTGCAGTATATGTATATGTAAATCACGAAAAGATGGAAGATCCATCTAAGGGTGCCTTATTTTACCATGCCGATTATGTTAATCCCCAATGGCGAAATATGGAAAGATTGACCGTTGTTGGTCGGCACATTTTCTATAACAGAAAGGATTTAAAATCAATATGATTACTGATAAAATAAACGATTTAAAAATAATCGTCATTTGCGTTTCAACATTAGTATTAGCCGCAATTATTTCATTTGCTTGGTTTAATGTTCATGATAGGTCACTAATGGCTGCAAACATGGATGAAGCAATTAAAAAAGGAATCGATCCAATTTCAGTTCGTTGCTCATATGTTCAGAGCACAGACTTAATTTGTATTGCGTTTGCCGCTTCAGCACAATCCCACAATGTAGCACAGCAAGTTAAAAGATAAAATAGGAGTATTATATTATGGCAGTAAAACAATTAACAATCAATCAGCTCAATGATTCAGATCGTGAAAAGTTATTTAAAGTTATTAAAGAATGTTCGGGTTCATTGACTAGAATTGATGGTGAACAAGACTATATTCGTGAAGCGATTGCAGATACCGCAAAGAAGATGCAATTACCAAAAAGATTGGTTTCAAGACTAGTTAAGGTTTATCATAAACAAAATTATGATGAAGAAATTGCAATACATGAACAATTTGAAACTCTATATGAAACGGTGGTAAAATAATGTCTAAATTTACTTTTATATGTGAAGATGATCCAATGCCATTTAGTGATGGCATTGTTTCGAAGAAAACAGTTGAATTCAATGGTGAATCTTTAGATGATATTATCAGCGAATTCGAAATGTTTCTAAAAGGTTGTGGATTTCAATTTAATGGTCAATTAGATTTTGTTGTCAATCATAGTGACGATTTTGACTATAGTGAGTTATCACCGGAATGGTTTACTGAAGAATTTAAAACACCACAATCCGATCCTTGGACTAAAGTTGTTCAACGACATGAAGAAGATTTAGAACAACAATATTTAAACAATGTTTTTGGTTCTTCTGAATCAATTTGTCCCGTATGTAAGTTGTCCAAAAAAACAATGGAAGGTCACAAATGCTGGGATGCCAATTGTCCCATTACTAAATGTGGAAAATAATGGCAACAAAAGAAGAAATGCGGAAGTTTGCTATGAAAATAGAAAGTTTGGTTGCTAATACCGACTACACTTATCTTGAAGCTATAGTTCAGCATTGTAAAGATACAGGATTAGAAATCGAAGTGGCAGCTACACTTGTGAATCCTACTCTGAAAGCAAAAATGCAAGAACAGGCAGAAAAAGCAAATTTACTCAAAGTGAAAACTTCTCGATTACCTGTATGAATGGTTATGAAACTTTTGAAATATTCCAATCATTAAAACTACATTTTACCACCGAAAAATACGACTACTTTAAATATGGTGGTAAAACCAATGTTAGTGTTAATACCTTTGAGAATAGAAAAGACAAATACCACTTCTACAAACTCTCACGCAAATTCAATAGCAAAGAAGATTTAGAATCTTTTATTGTTGCCAACTTTGTGGAAGACGATGTAAAGTGGGTTGGTGATCTACTATTGGAAGATGCTAAGAATATTCATCTAAACAGGCAACGGGTACTACAATCACTATCTTATACCTTTGAGAATGATTGTAAAGTTATTCTTGAAGATTGTAAAGTTAAAACCGAAGATTGTAAGGTTATTTTCAATCGAATGTTAAAGGTGAACGATGGTAATTATCCGCTATTACTTACCTTGGCTCTAAGAAAAGAAATTCAAATAGAAACGGTAATTATACTGAATAATATTTTAAGTTTTGTACCCAACTGGTCTAAACAGATTACCGACAGCATTAGGTGGCCAGATTACCGAAGAAAAATTGACAAGTATGCCTCTTTTTTACCACAAGATGTAGTAAAATATACATTGATACTAAAAAAGATGATGAATAATGATTGAGAAAATATACTTAGACATGGACGGAGTTATTGCCGATTTCAATAAGAAATATCGGGAACTCTACAAGATATATCCACATGAGGCGGATACTTATAAGGTATTTGATAAATTCTTTAACCAATTTATTGAATCGAGGGAATTCGCAAAATTAGATTTGATGCCTGATACTATGAAGTTAATTGAGTATCTGAGATCATTACCTATTCCTACCGAGATATTATCTTCAACATCTTCCGAAAAGAGAGATGCTCCTATTAGAGAACAAAAACTAGAATGGTTAAAGAATCACGGCATCGATTTCCCAGCAATTTTAGTTCCAGGCAAAAGACATAAGAAGAATTATTCTAATGCAAATTCACTATTGATTGATGATACAGAACAAAATATTAATCAATGGCGAGAAGTAGGTGGTGTAGCTATTCACCACAAAGATGTAATTAGTACCTTAAAAATACTAAAAGATTTAATAAATAACTAATATATTATGTTTATGTGGATAAGTCGTTTATATACTGTTAATACTCCGTTTATACGAAAGGAAATACTATGAGTAGTTTTGCTAACCTCAAGCGTGGCCGTACTGATTTGGAAAAACTCACCAAAGCAATCGAAGCCACAAATCAATCCGCTGATGCGGGATCCAAAGATGACACCAGACTATGGCAACCAACTGTTGATAAAGCAGGTAATGGTATGGCTGTTATTCGCTTTCTTCCAGCACCTCAAGCCGATGGTGATGATGCCCTTCCATGGATT